GAGGCCGGCGGTGAATGTTCCGGACGGGGCCGGGCAGAATGTGAGAGTCCCAGGCGTGCCGGTGTTGCATAGGAGATAGCTTCCGCCCCCTGCCGCGGCCGGCAGTATCAGTGTCCAGACCGAGCCGCTCGACGAGGCGTTGATCGTCACCGATCCCGATGACGAGCCGTTAAGCTTTATGCCCGCGTTGAAAGTCTGCGGTTGCGTGAACGTGTTCGCGAGCTCCTGAGTCGCGAACGACTTTCCGGATTGCGCCGCCGGCGGACGCGTCGTGAAGGTGACCAGCGCGAGCAGGATTACAGAAGCTAGAAATAATTTTTGTTTGAACGTCATCCGAGTCCTCACGAACTGAAGTAGCCGCCGATTTGTACGGGCGAATAGGGCATAAGATCGCGCCCGGTGATGGTGAAGTCTGTCGAGGGAACGGTAGTTATATCCTGGCCGACGGTGACGCCGCGGTAATAGCGCAGGAGATCGAGCCGCGACAATGGTTCCAGGTTGTGATCGACGCCGCCCGCGAGCAGCATGACGACGAGATCGCCGGCCTCGTGCTCTGTGATTGCCCACTCCGTACCGCGACGGCCGCGCAGGAGATTCGAAAGCGTCCAGGTGCTATCGGGATTCTGTACCGCGTTTTGGAATTGGATCACCTCGAGACCGACCAGGATCGCGTTTGAGCCGTTCAATACGTTTGCCATTGTGTCGCCCGAGAAAGATCCGAGCTGCATCTTGACGGTGATCGTATTCACCGTGTCCCAGGTCCAGGGAGAATGCGCCGGCGCGCCTAGCGCGTTCGGGGTATAGCCGAAGCTTGCCGGTGTAGTTTCCTCTTCGTCCTGGGTAAAGCTGGCATCGTCGGACGACTCGTAAAGAATGCCGCCCTGCCAGCCGGCCGTCGTCGAGCTGATCGCCGAATAGAATCCGGTATTCCCTGGGCTCGAATCGGTGTCGCGCAGGAGCGGCAGATCGAACAGGAAAAGCAGAGTCGGCCCGGAGGTCTGGAGGCCTCCGCCGGCGCCGGATCCCCCCGATCCGCCGCCGCCCGAGGCTGTCGAGCTGTAGGTCGAGGAGTTGTCGCTAACCGCCGAGAGCGCGACGACGAAGCCCGTTCCGAGAGTGGTTTCGGCCAGGCGAACCTGGAAGGTGATCCCCTCATACACGAACTGGATCACGTCGGTCGCGTCCAGGCGCATGTAAATCGCGCGCCAGAGATTTGTCAGGTAAGTGTTCCGCTCGAGCCAGGCGAGGAATAGAGATTTTTCCGCAATCTGGATCGCCTGATCCTGATCCATCACGATCGGGATATTCAGCACGGCTTGTTGCCGCGTTTTTATTATCCGCGTGTTCCTGAATTTGAATTGTTTGTTTTGCTGGTAGTCGAGCGCCGGATCGGGATAGATCACGGTGAAACTGAGCGGAAGATCCTGCTCCTGGGCGATCTGCTCGAGGAGTTCGCCCTTGTCGGACATTAAGCCGAGATCGGCTTCCGGGATGGTGAGCTTCGGCGCCAGGCCGCGCGGAACGAAAACGAGTTTTCCGTTCGTCTCGCAGGCGTCGAAAAAATACGCGACCATGAGAGCTTTTAGAACATTGGCCGCTGGCGACTGACGGTCGATCAGGTATCCATCGACGACGGTCGATCCTCCGGAAATATTTGCGTCTGTGAGAAGCGAGACGTCGATCTGATCAGGCGTGAGTCCTGCGCGCTCGCAGACGTCGGTGACGATGTCACTCAAAGCTCCAAAGGCCGGCGGCGCGGGCGCGGAGCCAAGGTAGGTAAATGCGCTTATAAAATGGCCGGTGCCAGCGAGCGTCCAGCCGGCGGGAACCTCGGCGGGATTCGGAATTGCGCCCGAAGCGATAACGACGTACAGAGGGACGCCGTCCGCGGGATCTACCCACTTGCCCATCCATAGCTGGCCGCCGCCCGCATTGCCCAGGCCGTTGTCCGCAGGGAAAATAATTCCGTCCGTCTCGATCGGTCCGATCGTCGCGCCAAACCCCACCGAGGCGGCGCCCTGAAATTGCCCGCTGGCGATCGTGAATCCGTACAGCTCCATGTCGTAGGCGATCGCGAACGCGCCGACCGCCGCGCGCTGGATCGTCCCGCCCGTGTAAGCGGCCGCGTCGTAAGGACAGAACGGATTGGGAGGTTCCTGCGGGACTTGAACGGCGACGAGTTCGGTATCGAGCTGGCAGGTCTCGCCCGAACGGTTGTAACGCATGCCGATCGAGTCAACGTTCCAGATCGCCATCAGGTCGCCGCGGATCCGGCCGCAAACGTATCCCGCAGAAGTCGGCCAGCCGCCGGTCCAGTTGGTCGGATCTTCGCCGGCATAAATGCCGCCGACCTGTATGAACGAGGGAGCCATTTTTTTACAGAACGTTATTCACGCGCAGGAATTTAATTTCGGCGCGCACGTTCGGGATCCTATTGCCAAAATTTTGAAGAGGAAAATCTTCCCAGGTGACGTAGCAGAGTCCGCGATATGCCGGGGTCACATCGACGCCCTCGGCGCCCTGGATCAGCGGATCCGGGAGCTGCGTCTCGTCGCCCGGGTAAATCGTTGAAACCTGGTAGTAACTCGTAATCGGGCGCCAATATTGATCGCCATCGGTCGGGTTTTCGTTTGTGCTCTGCAGGATCGAGGCGTAGATGATGCCTTCGTGCGTGACCGTGTCACCAGGGTTGTACTGCAGCGTAGAGTCCCAGGGCGGAGCGGAATTTTCGATCTCCCAATAGATTGTGCCGCTCGTAGGCGGAGTCGGCGTCGGGACTTGGCCGGTGTTGGCATAAATGCATTGGTAAACCTGATTCTGATAAGAGACAAGGTTCCCCGGATTGTAGAGCTCGGTCGCGCTCCAGGCCGGAAACTCATTGACCGGAAAATCCGACAGGCCGGGATAGAGATCGTAAATTAGCTTCGAGTCTCCCCAGATTCTTTGCACGACGGCCGGCCCTTCGCAAAAGGCCATCGCCATCGACGTCGAGAAAAGATATTCGCTTACGCCGCCGCCCGAGCCGCCGCCGACCGAGGTCGCGGTGTATTTGAGCCCAGGCGTCCAGATCAGTTGACCGGCGACTTTCGCCAGGCCGTAACCGAATGGAATCGGCGTACCTGGCGCGGAGGAGGAAACCTGCAGCGCGGAAGCGTCGGGCATCTTGAGCTTCGCAGGGAACGCGAGATCGCCAATCACTCCTCCGACCGATAGTCCGATCCCGGCACCCTCGACGGCGCCCGCGAGAATCGAGCCGCCGGCGAACGTGCCGGCAAAAATTCCGAAGCCGGCCGCGGCCAGGCCTCCGGTGAGAGCGCCGGCGACTCCTATTCCGATTGCGATCGCGATTCGCGCCATTTAGTCAGTCACTCCCGGAAACTCGAAAACGCTGTCGATCCGCCGCATCCATTTGTGATCGACGCGATGTTCAACGGTGAGGCGCGTTCCGCCGCCGTAACCGTGAATAATTCCTAAAGCGCCGTGAACCGTAGAGGCGATCGCGGCGTGACTCAAAACAGACGGGACGCGCATTATCAGGACGTCGCCCGCGAGGATCCGCGGGAGTTCGCCCGCGGCCGTGCGCGGCTTCTCGATCAGGCGATCGAGGCAGATCTGTAAGATCTCCTCGCCGAGCGGTTGCATTGCATAGTTGGCGTGATCCCATCTGAGAAGCGGGACGCCGTGTCGATCGAGGATCCCGAGCTCGTCGGCGACGCAGAGAGCCAGGCCTACGCAGTCCAAGCGGCCGCGGCGCCCTTTGATCCGCCCTTGGTGCGCGAACGGAGTCCAGAGATATTCGCGCGCCTTGCGTTCGACGTCACCGCGGGTCGGCATCGCGATCCGCTCCTTTGGCTCGCGCGACGTCGATCGCAATTCTTTCGGCGTCCTCGGTGACGATGAACGGCTGATCTTGATCCTCTATAAAAACTTCCGAGAGCTTCCCGTTCGCCGAGTTCACTTCGGCGACCGCGTTGACGACAAGCGGATCTATCCAGAGGTACAGATCCTCGGCTTTGCCCGCTTGCGTTAGTTTCATCATGTCGTGCCGGTCCCTGTCGGGAGATTCTTGGGCGCGGGATTGACGCCGGCATAGGCGAGATAGTTGTCCATGCCTGGGATCGTGTCCTCGCCGCGAAAATTGATGATGTTTCCGTATTTGTTTTGACAGTCTGACGTCGTGTGATCGCAGCCTGGCTCGATCACGAACGTATCGCCGGCCGCCGGAAGTTGTAGCAGCGGGAGGAAGAGCTCGAGGTTCGTGCCGTCCCAGGATTTTATTTCGAAGGTGTAACTTTCCAGAATTCCCGAAGTGAAGGTAATCAGGCCGTTATCGAACCAGTCGGCCGGCGCCGGCGCGGTCGGTGTCGCCGATCCGACCTGGAGGAGTCCGGCGGTCGGAGCGAGCGTCGTTGGTGAGATCGGGTTCGCGATGCTTCCGGTTTGCTGATAGTTGACCACGTTCACATAGCAGAGCCACTGATCGCGCCCGGATAGATCGACGTACATCAAAACGGTGAGGCCGGTCCCGGATCCAGGCTGTGCGCCGCCGGTTTCAGTTGCGACTTGCGTCGCGAGCGGAGTGTATCCGGTCCCTCCATTGGTGAGCTGGATCCCGCTGACAATACCGCCGGAAACCGCGGTGACCAGATAGGTCGCGTTGTTATCGCCGTAGAAAAGCGTTCCAGTGTCGCCGACGGCGTAGCCCGTCCCTCCCGCGAATACTGCGATTTGCAAAACGGTTTCGCTTCCGGTCCCGATCCCGTTCGTCCCGCTTCCAAAAGTCGCGCGGCAGATCGGGCCGTAAGTCCCGCCGAGGATCGTCGTCAGTTTGTAGGCCAGGCCGCGCAGCTCGGCGGTAAAGAGACCGTTTTTCATTTTCACGACGCCGAGCGTCCCGGTGTGCAAGATCATGTCGCCCATGGTGAGATCCGCCCAATTCACCAGGCGGATCTGAATCAGAGCGTTATCGTAAAGACCGTAGCGGAGATCCTCTTCCTTGATCGAGCTGTCATCGGAAACGAGGAAGCCGGTTACTTCGAGGTTCGCGGGAGTGAGGTCGGACTTATTCGACGAGGCGGTATTTGTGAAACCATTCGAAGCGAGATAGGTGATCGAGCTATCGCCCGAGCCGTCGTCGTAAACGATATCGACGTCGTGCGTCGTGAAGCCGAGGATGGTGCCGTCGGTTCGCTTCACTTTCCAGATATAAGCGACCGAGGTCGGGTTTCCGGATAGGTGTGCCTGAAGCGCGGCGGAACAGTTTTTCATTTAGAAATTGGGCGGTAGAACTTCGATAATCGGCGTCGAGT